CGTGACCGACGAATCAACTAGGTACGCAGGAATGCGGTAGAGAAGAGCGATCTCCGACTTCTGGAAACGCCGCGTCTCCAAGAATTGCGCCTGCTCGGGCGCAATGGTGATGGGCTTAAAGCTCGCGCCACCCGTCAGCACACCCACGCTGTGAGACTTCTTCACGCCCGCGTGCGTCTTGCGGAACATGTCGCGGAGCATCTTCGCTTCATCCGGCCGAGGCGTACCGGGGTGCTCGATGACACCCGTCATCGTGGTTCCCTGCTCAAAGAACCTCGTACCGAACTCTTGGGCCGTCAGACCGAGGCCGATTGCCTCCCGCGCTACCTCAAGAGGGGAAAGGCCGCGAGACTTTCCCGGAACGGCGAACGCCGGAATATGGAGGATCTGCGACACGTCGAAGAGTCGCTCTTCTCCGCCAACTCGGAAAGCCTTCGCGCCGACAGGCCCATCAACGATATCCACATCTTGGGGATGCAGGCAGTACAAAGCGGTGACGTTGCCGCTGGTGTCTCGGTCGGTCGCAATAAAAGCGTTGCCATCCGAGAGAAGCGACGTGACAACGCGGTGCCAGAATTCGTATGTCGTCTGGTGCGGGTTGGGCTGGTGAATCCAGGCCAGGGACTTCCGGTCTTCCAGCTTCTTGCGTATGCCGTTGACCTTCGTCAGATGGTCGACGGGAAGCATGCTGATCCCGTCAGCTATGAGGGACTGGCACGCGTAGACGGCTACGAGCTGAAGCGAGCTTTCCCGAGTGACAGAGCGCCCCGAGAAGGTTCGGGGGCGCAGCCCCGAAAGGGCATCGTCTCGGCCGTTCCCGAACAGCGAAAGCGGTTGGGAGTAGCGGCCGGTCATTCTGCTAAAGAGACTCACAGCCAACCCTCGATCTGGCCGACTGCCATCCTTGCGCGCTTACGCAGCGCCCGAATCAAATACTTCACGGTGGATCTCCAATGAAAAAGGCCGCCCGGATTACCTCCGGACGGCCTTTCTGCGGCTAGCTACCCTTGACGACCTGAACGCTCGACGCCTCCGCAACGGAGGTGCCGGCCACGCGCACCACAATGCGATAGGTCACCTGGTCGCGGTCGAATCGGAAATCCTCGGAAGCGTTGATGTACGCCTGGCTGCGGATACCGAAGAAGATGCGCGACGCGTCACAGACGATCGCCGTCTTGGCACCGACATTCGCGGACACCAGAAGCGGAAGGCCCCAAACGGTGGTGAGAGGCGTTCCAGTCGGCGCACCGGCCTGATAGGTGCCCGCAGTGCTCGCCTTCTCCTTCATCAAGGAAGCCTCAACGTCCGGGGAAACGAACACCACGGAAGGCTTTCCATTGGCCATCCGGACGCGCGTAATCGCGTCCGCCAGGTCATCGAAGGACGGGAGCTTTCCGGCACCAAGGCTGGTCGTCACACCCTGACCGACGATGCCCTTAATCGGGTTAGCGCCGCTACCACCAAACGCGTCAATGTCTATTCGAGACGCAGCAGAGTTCAGCATGTCGGCCGCGAGAGCGTTCCGCAGGTCCACGGCGGAGTCTGAAAGCAGCTCGTTCGGGGCGTAGCGGAGTTCCTTAATGGCCTTGGCCGTGAGCGTGACCCCGGTAAAGGTCATGCTCCCCTCGGGAATCTGGCCGTTCTCGTCCACGTAACCGGGAGTGGACGAAGAAGCGATACCGGGAAGAGTCAGCTCGGCAGTGTCGAACTGAATGATGTTGGAAGCGGGCAGGCCGCTCAGAAATGCACTGTCAGCGCGAAGCTTGTCGAAATACGTCTTCGCGGTCGCCTTCGGCACCAGGAAGCCGCCATCGGCGGGGTTCGAACTCTGTAGAGCCCTGTACTCCGAATAGGACGGCAGGAGGCCCCGGAAGCCGTCGCCCTGCTCGGCGTGGGTGGAAGGGAGAGCGGCAGAACCGAGCTTCTGAGCAAAGGAACGCGTCTCGGCCTGACGCTCTTCAAGAGTCGGCCCCTCACTTTCGGGGGCCGGGATTTCGGGAGTATCCGAGTGGTTCCCGGACTCCTCCATGAGAGTGCGGAGTGCCGTACGCCCGTCGGCAGTGCTGGCCTTACCGCCATTGACCATGGCCAGAATCTCGGCCCGGTTCTCAGAGCCGGGCGGTGTGTTGCTGATGACGTGGGCGATCTCGCCGGGCAGTAGGCCACGGTCGCGGGACTCGGCATTGTCGAACATCTCGCGGAGTGCGAGCTTCATGGTGTCTCCTGATTTGGGCATGAGAAAGCGGCCCGTCTGGCAAAGCCAGGGGCCGCTAGGTGTGTGCTGGTATGTGGTTAGCCGTTAAGGGCTACGTCTTCGAGAATCCGCAGATGCCGTTCAAACGCTCGCTCATGTGCACGCTTGAGCCGTCGCCCTCGGGCGACCTGCTTACGGCAATCGTCAGAGCAGTAGCGCGGCTTCGCGCCGGAACGAAACGGATAGTCGAAGAAGCCAGCACAGAAAAAACACGTCAGCTCGATCACTTGGCTCCTTGGTCATGGCCGGGGGACCTAATCCCCCGGCTAATCTCTTGCATCAACCAAAGACCCGTTAAAACGGCTGATCTCACACGCCAATTCGGTGACCAACACCGATCGGGAGAGTTCCACTACACATTGCTACGAGTCGTTACGCGTTCCCACGAACTCAGGCGAACCCCCGCGCGCTTTCAGAAGCAGAAGGCTGCGGGTCTAGAGAAGGATCGACTCAGACTCTTGAAGCCCCCTCCCCCTCGGGTCGGGGCTACCTGGGCCGATAGATGAGCCCTGAGCGACCCTGTGGCCGCCCAGCAGAGCCATTGAGTCACCTCGGCCCGAGAAAGCCGAGAGCGTTCGTCCTAGGCGGCTCTGCTGCCTCGCATGGTCCACAGATCGCCTCGGCCGGTCGGTAGAGCGGGCATTGTTCTTCCGCTCCGACTCCATCCAGGGAGTCGTTCGCTTCTAGCCTTGGCCGAGTGAGCGGAGCGAACGAACAGAGCCCCTCGGTCAGTTAAGGGCCGAGGGGTTAGCTTCCTGTTTTTACCGATAGAAGAGGGCGCCCTTTGGGGGGCGCCCTTAGTTAGTAGTGCTCTCTGCCTGGCCTCGATCGGCCAGGGGATTTAACGTTGTTGCTCCTGGCCTTACTCGGCCAGGGCTGCACTGTTCCTCCGGGGCCCAGGCTCTATAGGAACCCTGCGTTTCCGCAGGTCAAGGCACTGATGTTGGGCGTTAGGCGCACGCTTTCGCGTCGCCTCGGTAGAGATCTAGTGCGAACAGTGCAGCGTCACGCTGCTTCGGGAGATAGGGCACGCCCGCCGGCTGACGGGTAGCGGCACCCGTGACGCCATGGCGAGAGCATCGCTTCGGATCGTTCGGCGCCTTACCGCCGCCTCGGAATTCGTAGGCCATGAGAAGGCATCGTGCGTCGGCTTCCGGCGCGAGAACACCCGCGGCTTTCAGCTTTGCTATCGCTCGTCGCACGTTCGCGGCATCCTTCCCGATCAGCCGCACTAGTTCCCCTCGGCCGTACTCGGAATGCCCGTACCGGTCAGCCCTGGCTACCGCGTAGCCGAGAAGCCGCGTATCAGTGGCCAGGGCCGCACACTGTGCCATGGCGAACGCCGCATCCTGACTCAGGCCAAACCACGGTCCACGCGACGAGATGGCGCGCTCCCTCGGCTCATACTCGGCATCCCACGGTGCTTCCGTGGAATAGGCGGTCTCGGTAGCACTCTCGGTCATTGGCCAGTCCCCCCAATCAGGCATAGAAAAGGCCCCGGGGTTTCCGGGGCCGTAGCGCAGTCTTCTCCTGTCACGCCTACTCTTCGAGCAGGCGAAGTCTTCCACCTTCGCGTATGAACTCGTCGCAGCCCAGGGGCTTCACGATGCCGTCATGGATGCCGAACACCTCGGCCACGCAACCTCTGTCGTCCACGGCCACAGGCCGCACGAAGAACGTATGGTCCCCGTCGGTGAAGTCTTCCCACTGGTAGAGCGAACCGATCTCAGGGCTGGACTGTCCTTCAAGGGCGGGCAGTCTCTCAGCGTCGGCTTTGGTCATAACGTCGAGGATCATGAAAGGGTTTTAACCCGCCAGGGGTGGCGAAGTCAAGAAAAGCGTTTAAACGGCCCTCCGTTGGGCCGCGAAACGATGCAACCCCCAGCGTGTTTACGCACCCTGGGGGTAATCGCAGTGACTCTACCCTTCGCTTCCCATTCGAGTACCGGGGGCAAGAGTGAATCGAACCGAGCCGTCTCCCCTCGGAGACAAGGCGAGCAGCGATTCAGGAACCTCCGCCAGGACCAAGGGTTCCGTGTTCAGCTCAGCCGTGCCGACTAGGGACTTGTGGCGCACCGTGCCGGGGGCGTGCGCGCGGAAGGTGATGCCTTGAGACAAGAGGAAGTCTCGCCTCTCCAATCGGCTTAGGCGACTCCATCGTTCCGCGTACGTCTCGCCGGTACCAACCTGGCGAGTGGTGGCCGGCCTATGCGGCAGGGCCGCCAACTTGTCCACCTTCTCCGACTGTTTGGCGTGCATCCGGTGGTACCGCCTGGCCGCCTCATCGCCCAGGTACTTCCCGGCAAGAAAATCGTCTTCGAGCCTGTCGAGGATTCCCCGAGCCTCGGCTAGTTGGGCCGAGTAGTCCTCCCCGGGGTCGTACTCGGCGCGAGTAACTTCCGCATCGCCGAGTAGGGCGAGAAGCGCGGATGCCGCGTCTTCCTCTGCGCGCTCTACGGGAATGCGAATCGGAGATTCGCATTTCCGCTCTTTGCGCTTCGACTGGCACGCGTAATAGGCGTAGATCTTCACTTCGCCGCCCACCGTGTGGCGGGAACGGTGCTGATACACGTTGTGTTTACAGTCGCCGCACTTCAGTACGCCTTGGAGCATCGATTCAGAGCGCGCCATGCGCTCACCTTTTGCGGCCCGGGAAGACAGGGACTTGATGGCGGCTTGCCATTGGGCAGGAGTTACGATCGGCTCTTCTGTCGCCATGACGGGATTTCCATCATCATCCGTAATGATGGTGTGAGCCCTTTGGTAGCGCCCAACTTCCGTTTTATTTCGTTGAGTCTTATATCCGGCAACCGCCGGATTCTTGACAACCTGCTGAATAACATCGGCAGTCCAACGCTGCCGCTCAATGGAAGGCTTCCCCCGCAGAACGTGCCTACGATCCCCCCAAGTCATCAGGTCCTGCGCATTGAACCTGCGAGCGATTTCGTGCGTCGACACACCTTCAGTGACGTCCTTGACTATCTGTCGAAGGATTTCCGCGTATTCAACGTCTTGCACCAGAGTCTTACCCCCGGTGGGAAGGCCGCCAGCCACGTATCCGAAAGGCGTGGGTGCGCCCGCGTAACGGCCGTCGCGCCGAAGCTTTTCGTGAGATGCACGCACCCGTTCGGTGATCACGTCAAGCTCACCTTCGGCGAACGCCGCGATGATCTGAGCGAACATCTTCCCCATGGAAGTGGAGATGTCGAAGCCCTCGGTTACCGAGACAATCGTCTTCCCGCGCTGCTGACACCAAGCCAACATCTCGGCGAAGTGACTAGAGCGCCGGGTCAGGCGGTCCAACTTCCAACAAGCCAGCACGTCGTACCGGTCGGGGGTTTTCAACCACTCGCCGAGGCTCGGCCGCTCGAAGGGGCGCACGCCCCCCGAGATGTCTAGGTCTTCGGCTTCGCCCGCCAGGACGTGACCGCTCGCCTCTGCCCAGTTCGCAATCAGGGCTCTCTGCCGGTCGGGGGACGTGGTCTCGTCCGTCTCGTTGGACAGTCGTATGACCGCCAGGACCCGCTTCGCGGGCGTACGTGTACTAGCCATGGGCGGGATGGTATCTTCTTCGAGGTTCAACCGTTCGACGGTTGCACCGAACGAGCAAGTCTCAAAGACAGCAATGACCCCGGCAGTGCTACCAACACTCCGGGGTCCGACACCGAAGAGGTTCAGTCTTCAGTGCAGACGCATCGTATCCCGAAGCACGAACGGGACTTCGTGATCCTCGCCAACAAGGCGATCCAGGACCCGCGTATCAGCCACACGGCCCGCGGCATCCTCGCCCTGGTCCTGTCCCTGCCCGACGGGCACCGGACGAACGTCCGCACCCTGTCCGACAACTACCCCCAGGGACGGTCTGCGGTCGCCAAGGCTGTCAAGGAACTCCGAGAGTTCGGCTACTGGGTGACCAGGACGAGCCGCGACAGCGAGACGAACCAGATCGTCTCTACTGTGGACGTGTACGAGCTGCCGAACCAGCCTGCTTCTCCGGTTCCCGCCCGTCCGGTCACCGGTCCTACGGCCACCTGGAACGCGGGCACGTCCCCTAACGGGGAAAAGGATCTTTCAAAGGACGGGGACAAGAACCCTCCCAACCCTCCCCGTGAGCCGCAGACGGCGCCCCAGGCGCCGAGGGAGGGCTCTAGCGAGCAGAAGAGCGACAACGGACCCCAGAGGGCCGACAGCGGCCCGCAGGCGGCCGAGGCTGCTCGCATCCTGCGCCGCTTCGCCGCGATCGATAGGCGCCTGAAGCTCAACGATCGGCAGATAGCCAAGCTCACCCCGTCCGTTGCTGACTGGCTTGACCGTGGCGCCACCATCGGCGCGATCACCGACGCCGTGACTCAGGGTCTCCCGGCCAAGGTCTACTCGGCCGGCCATCTGATCGCGGACCGACTCGACCGCAAGCGGCCCGAGCGCAAGCGGCAGTGGAAGGCGTACGCCGAGTGCACCTGCGGCAACCTCCTGCCCGCTGGCCAGGACTCGGGCATCTGCGCCGAGTGCGCCCTTGGCGCCGCTCCGACCGTCTTCGAGATCGACTGCACCACGGGCGAGATCACCGACCGCGCCGACTTCCCCGAGATCCCGAACGTTGCGGCACGCGCCGCCGAGCTGCGCGCCCTCATGCGCGCCTGAGCCCCCTTCTACCGAGCCTCCAAGGAGAGTTGTGCCCCAGCAAGCTAGACGCGCCCTGTCGGTCCGTAGGACGCCCGCGATTGACGCCGCCCTGTCGGACATCATGCGCACGACGAACGCGGCGACCACGACGGAAGTGGTGGCCCGCGCACTGGACCTTTACGCCCACTGGTTGAAGCTCCAGCCCGGCACGACCGTTGTGGCGACTGGTCACACACGCGTGTGACACCGCAACACCGACGACCGGAGAGCGTGTAAACGCTCCGCAGGCAGGGGCCGCCGCTCGGCCCCTGCCTGGCACCGAAATATGCAATGACGCGACTAGTCGCCTGCACGCATAGACGCCCCCACACAGCCCCTCGTACCGTCGTCTGCGTCGGCCCAACCGGGGCCGCGAACCTGGGGGTTCCGCCATGGCACGCGAGGAACTGACACGGCTTACCGGCAACGGCAACGGCAACGGCAACGGCAACGGCGAGTGCGGTGAAGAGGACTGCCCGAACGTGTACCGAACGGAGCGCGGAACCTTCGTCGTACAGGGCGACGTATCCGAAGCGTTCATGCCGCCCACGGGTGAGGGGCTGGTCGAGATCCCCGAGAGCGTTCTTCGGGAGGCTGTCCGTGCTCTTGGATGGTGAGGCATGGCGGGCAATGTTCCGCGGAATCGAGTCGGAGGCGTGGCGGCTTGAGACCCTGCCTCAGTACCTCGTTCCGCAGGAGTCAGGCGAGATCGAAGCCTTCCGCGCGGGTGAGCGAATCGACCCGCTCACCTACTCGTCTCCGTACACGGAGGATCTGAAGCGGCTACGCGGGGAAGGTAAGCGAAAGGGGCGGGTACACATCCTGACCCAACCCCTCTCCGAGTATCTGCGCTTCGAGTTTTCGCGGTACTACGCCCCTCACGCCCTGGCCGGGGAAGATATCCGCATCCTCGACGTGACAGGCCGCGAGAGCCCCCTTAACGGGATCCAAGACTTCTGGTTCTTCGACCGGTCGACAGTGGTCCTCATGAACTACGAGCCAGACGGAACACAGATCAGTCGAGAGCTGTACGAGGGCGATCCTGCCCCGTTCGTCGAGTACCAACGGATCGCCGAAGCTGAAGCGGTCCCGTTCCTGGAGTACGTGACGGGTGACGTTCGAACCTGAGCAACTAGGCCAGTCCAGCCAGGAACTGGCCTCGAAGCTCCGAGAACTGCGCAAGCGAGCCGGACTCTCAGGGGTCCGGCTCGCCGCACGCTGCCACATGTCGCAATCCAAGGTGAGCCGGATCGAAAACGGGAAGGTGCGGCCTTCCCTAGTCGATGTCGAGCAAATCTTGAGGGCGCTCGATGCGCCGGCCAACCTGATAGCAGAAATTTCGACGCTCGCAAGACTGGCTAATACGGAATGGCGGAACCTTCGAGAGTTGCGCCGAAAGGGCCTCGGAACGAGACAAGCCGAGTTGAGGGCTCTAGAAGCTTCCTCGGCGCATATTCGCTACTTCTTGCTATCCATGGTGACCGGTCTTCTAGCAACACCCGAATACGTCCGGGCGAGTCTCGCCCATTCCCCAGCGGACACCAGTAAGGCCGCGGCGGGAAAGCTAGAGCGGCAAGCCGTTCTCTATGACAACTCTAAACGGTTCACGTTCATCCTTACCGAGCAGGCTGTTAGGTGGCCCGTAGTAGCGCCTCTCGCTTTGGCCGAACAGATGGACCGGCTTTCCTCGCTTACCTATCTCCCCAACGTGCGTCTAGGTGTGCTGCCCCTCGGGACTGTCACACCGAGAACTCCCCTGAACACATTCACCACCTATGACGCGTCCCTGGCGACTATCGAGACTTCAGCCGGAAGTCTCGTCTTGCGCGACAGCCGCGACATTCAAAGCTACCTTGACGAGTTCTCCAGTTACGAGGAATGCGCGTTGTTCGGAGAGGAAGCCAGGGCGAGACTCGCAGAGTGGTCGGCATCCTGCCGCTCATGATCTTTGCCCCATGACGCGCATAAAAGCCCTCCCACTGCACGCCATGCGGCACCATTGGTCACACGCAACAGAGTGCGTGGGGAGAGGCCACAGGATGAGAACTACGGCACCGGAAGAATCCACGGACGCAAGTCAATGGGAGTACACCACCTACGCGCCTCCCGGCGAGACGTGCCCCGCATGCCTCAAGCCGATTAGGTCGCTTGAGCGAGTGAGGCGAGGGACCATTGAAAGGCAGTCGGGAGCGCCTTTCGTGGTCTATCGGCACAGAGAGTGCCCGACCCGGGGAGAGGTCAGCCGTGCTGTGTAGCCCTGCCCCTGCAATGCCTATCACCATGACCGCTCAATGGCGCCGCAAGCGCCGTGTGGAAACGTCCCGGCCTAAGACTGAAGAGAAGCCGGATGGCAATCTCCGGCGCGCTAGGGACGGCGAGTCTCCTCTCACCTAGCGTGCCGGTATGGCCCCACCAGTGCCCCCGTGCTGGTGGGGCTTTCTCCTATGCGGCCGCCTGCTCCCCGATCTTCCCCATGTTCAACGGCTGGATGAATACAGCCCCTTGACCGTTCGGGAGCGGCGGAAGATCCTCCAAGGCCCGGACTTCATCGCGAGACATGAAGCCGTTGTTGATTGCCACGGAGTAAGCCTCGTACCGGTCTTTCGTCTTCGCTCTCAAGCGGGCGTCGACGTTGAACCGAATGAACTCGCCGGCTGGCAGCAGGAACGTTGAAACGGCCTGCTCGACGCGCACAATCCACGGCATCAGGGTTTGGTCTACGAAGAACTTGTTCTGTTCCTCGATACCGGTTCCCCACGTCGACGTGACCGATGAATCAACTAGGTACGCGGGAATGCGGTAGAGAAGAGCGATCTCCGACTTCTGGAAACGGCGCGTCTCCAAGAATTGAGCTTGCTCGGGCGCAATGGTGATGGGCTTAAAGCTCGCGCCACCCGTCAGTACACCCACGCTGTGAGACTTCTTCACGCCCGCGTGCGTCTTGCGGAACATGTCGCGGAGCATCTTCGCTTCATCCGGCCGAGGCGTACCGGGGTGCTCGATGACACCCGTCATGGTCGTACCTTGCTCGAAAAACCTCGTACCGAACTCTTGGGCCGTCAGACCGAGGCCGATTGCCTCCCGCGCTACCTCAAGAGGGGAAAGGCCGCGAGACTTTCCCGGAACGGCGAACGCCGGAATATGGAGGATCTGCGACACGT